TTTTGATAAGTTGTTGAATTATTAATTTGATCTTTAACATCTAAGTTATAGTTAGGACCTTGTATATAATTAAGTTGTTCTGTAACTGTAAATACTGTTGTTAGCTCTATTTGATAAGCTTGAGATTCTGCTATTTGTTCTACAACCCAACACTGAGAATTAGACGTAAATTCTACAGGTAATGGTTCGTACAATTTAATTAAAACTGTAGGATCATTAGGAATAGTATTGTCTAAAACTATGTTGTTAGCGATTACTAATTTATTATCTCCGAAGTTTAGGTAAAAGTCCAAATATGCATTTGGAGAAAATTTAATTTGATTTTCAAATTCATTAGTTAATTCAACTACATCTAAGTTAGATATTTGAGTAGTGTTTAATCTTAACTCAGTTCTATCTGAACTTATATCTTGAATGTAAAATACACTGTTAACAGAGGAAGAAAGTTTTCTTTTTAAGAAATTATATATTGTATAATATTGTCCTTCTGTAAAACCATGTACTTCTAAATCGTTTTGGGGATCAATTACTACAGTAGTGTCTTGTATTCTATAATTAGGATAACCAGATACATTACTAAATAATATATTTTGATTTAAATCTAAAATAAAATATTCTAAGTAATCTTGTGATGGATCAAAAGTAATGTCTACCTCAGCATTAGATATAAGTGATTCATCTGCTTGAGAATAATTTTGCAGTTGAAGTGTATTAGGATCTACGTTTTGAATATTAACTATTTTATCCATTATTTAGGAAGTTGTAATTCTATTAATTGTTGATTAAGTTCTAAATTTTGTTGTTGAAGATTATTTATTTCTTCTATTAATGCTTGAATATCTGCATTTACTGGAGCATAACCAATGTATTCTGTACTTGTCTTTATAAGATACTCATGGGAATTAGTAGCTCCAAATTTAGGAATGTCAAAAAATATTTGAGTATAATTTTGGAAAAATTCATCAACTGAAATTGTTGGTGTAGTTAGTGCTGCTAATGGAATTGGAGAAGTAGCCAATTGAGAAAAGTTAGTGTCTATAACTTTTTCATATTGATTTTTAGCGTATACTTTTTTACTTAAATTTAAATTTTCCATTATCCATTAATTATTTTGAAATAGTAATTATCGTCTAATATAATGGTATTTCCATTAACTATAGTTTTGATTAAAATTTTATAGTAACGTTCTGGTTCTAAACCATTCATAAAAACTGTGAAGTAACAACTTGTTTCATCAGCACTTATTTTAGTGTACGTGTCATCAAAATCCACTACAAATTCATTAGTGTACATATCTTTTATAGCATATGATGATTGTCCTTTAGGTAAGTAATAGTTTTGAGTGTAAAGAGACGCTGTTGAAAATATCCTAAATGGATATTCAGGTCTAGCATATACTCTAAATTCATTAATACTGTCTAAGTAAAAAGTACCTGGGTTGTTTTCTAATGCTACTACAAATGGTAAAGTGTCTATTGTACTTAATGTTGACGAACCAGTATTCCAAGTATAATCATTCCACTTAAATTCCAAACATGGAGGATAAATAGTATGAGTGTCTATAGAAAAGTACTTTAACTTTGGTTGAACGTTTTCATCATCAACGAATTCAGTCTGTTGTTTAACAATGAATCCATTGTTAGGTATAGAACCACTGTACCATTTAGAGATAATATTAGTAACGTTTATGTTGACGTCTTTATCACCATAATAAGTAAATAATTGAGAACCACTTAAAGACTGAGTTACATACCAAGTACATCCTCCTGGGTCTACTGATGATGAATATGAACCTGTTGAGCCAGCAGCAAATGAACTAGTAGTCCATTTTATTCCTCCTTGATAGTCTCTCCAAATCCAACTTGCTCCGTTTTGTGTTTCGGGTGAATTTGCAAATCGTCCTGTGCCCATATTCCATGATTGGGAAACGGGATATAGTACTAAAGTAGTATCTTTATTTAATGCGGTTACGTCTGCTATAAAACATCTTAAATTAGACTGCCATTGAGAGCCAGATATTTCATTATTAATAATGTTTGTAATTTCATCAGATGAAAATTGAATTAAAAAACGACTTGCTTGAGGAGCAGGAGTTCCTATTGCTCCTACTTCTAAAGAAGCTTCTAAAATTTCATCTAATCCTGTATTCATTTCTGGATACATGGAGTATAGAGTTGTGTCTTGTGTTGGGAATAATTTATATACCGCCATTGTTTATTTTTATAATGATACTACTCGACCTTGAATATCAGTTGTTGGAAATTTCACTTCGAAAATCATAGGATCTAATGATGGATAAATTACATTATTTTTAGTTGCACCTGAAATATCATATGCCCATTGTGAGTATCCTAAGTTTACTCCTACTTTATTTGATATATTAATAGATTTTACTGTTTGAACTCCTTCTATTTTATCTAAAAGAATGTAAAGTTCTCTTAAAATAATAGGTTGATTTATTTGCCAATTATCTATTGCGAAATATGTTTGTAAAGCAGTTATACATCTAGTTAAAACATCATTACTATTGTAATTTGGAAGAATGATAATGTCGAAATTTACTCCAATATTAACAATAAATCCGTCTTTAATGTTAATTGAATCATTTATCATTCTATATTGAGAAAGATAAGTAATCATATTTTGTTTTAAAGCAGGTGATGCTGTATTTAACTTATTATTAATGTCAAATGTTAAAACATATAAATCTAAAATAGCATTTGACTCTCCAGCTGATATACTTTGAGCTTTTGTTGGTTCAATATACGCTTTAGATATCACACCATATTTGGCAGGCATGCTTAATGCTCTTACTAAATAGTCATCTTGTGTTACATTTCTCAATTGGCTAGCAAAATTAGCAGATGAATTTTGTCTAATTTCTTCAATTGTGTCTCCATCTCCTCCTCCATTTGCTGCTGTTGGATTAGTAACAGCTAATGAACTAAATATATCATTTGCCGTGGTTGTGTTAAGATTAGAGTTTAAAAATGTTGGATTCCCGTTTAATTTAGTTAAGGTATTAGCTCCTACATTTGATGTTACTCCTCCACCTGTTAAATATCTAAATGTTAAAGTAGTATTTGAAGGTGCAATTCCATAAGTATCTGTGAATAAGAAATTAGTAGGAGAATATGCTGTTGTAAGTTTAGTTTGTTCAAATGGTAAACCAATACCTACGTTATCTGGATTAGGTACTATTACTTCATCTGAATCAGATGTTGTACCTGCTCCAAATTGTATTTGTAATGTGGTAGAATTTTTAAAACGAGTAGTAAATCTATTTTGTATTTTTTTTAACTTTAACAAATATGGAGTGTCTCCACTATATTGAGATAAGTTAGGATCATTAATATTTGTATTCTTAATTGAATCATAAACCATTTCTTGACCTAAATAATCTACTTCATACCATATATTTCCATCTGAATCTACACAATCTAAAATTTCAACTAAATTAGAAGCGTTTAATTCTACTGTTGAAAATTTTACTGGTGAGCTAAATGAAAATGTTTTTACATTAATAGTAGAAGAAATAGCCCTACGAGATTTTTTTAATAAGAAATATGTTGGATTTCCTCCTGAAATTTCATATATTGTTACTTCAGTTGGATCTCCTGAACTTGAAACTGAAAAATCTACTGGGTCATTTATTAAAAATGAAGTTCCATTTGTTGATGAAACTGTTGAATTTCCATTAATAAATAAAGTATAACTAAAATCAGGAACATATATTGAGCCTGATATTATTGAAGGTATTTTTTGATAGAAATCTACTGTTGTAATTGCTACACCTGTTACATTTGGCTTATAACCAAACATATAAGCTAATTCAAATAAATTATTTGATTGTCTGGCAAATTGTAAATAGTTTTCTTGTACCTGATTGTCTAAGTAAAAAGATAAAACGTCACCAACATACGACGCCATCTCTATAAACATCATTCCTGGTGATGCAGGGCTGAAGTCGTTATATGTAGTTGGAAAATAAGTTTTAGTATAGTCTATTAAACTAGCTCTAAACTCACTAAAATCTTTATTTATATATTTTATATTTTTACTTGCCATTATGTAAATGATATTTGTACTTGATCTGTAATTCCAGTATTAATTATAGTGTAATATAATTGAATTGTTATTTCGTTAGTATCAGGAGATTCTAAAACTTCTAATTTATCTATTTTAATATTAACAAAATATTGGCTTATTAAAGATTGAATGTTCTCTTTTAAGTCACTTATATTATTTGATGATATTTGTTCAAAAATAAATGCTCTTAAGTTTGCTCCAAATTGATTATTTAAATATCGTTCGGTTTGATTTGTTAAAAAGAAATTTAACAAGTTATTTCTTATAGCATCTTGTGTTGTATATGTTTGAAAGAAAACATTAGGTGCATTGAAAGGTATAGCAACACCAACCGCTGTTCCAGGTCTAGTATCTATTGGAAATATCTTTTTTGCTCCGAATGCCATTATCTTTTAATTAATTCCATTATTTGATCTAAACCAAGTTGACCTTCAGGTAACGCACTTCCTTCAGACATTGTATTTACAGGTCCATTAACTTTAAATTCTCCATCAAATCCAGATTTTGGACCTTGAGACATTTCACCTAATATATCCATATATGCTTGTTTATGATTAATTTTAGGTGTTGAAGACATTTGATGAGGAATTGAATTTGTGTTAAAATTTAACGTCCTTGTATCTGGTTGGTATGATTCTGTAATAGGTTGTTTATTACTTTTAATAGCTTCTAAAAGAATATCCTTCAATTCTTCTTGAATTGCTTCTCTTACTGATTCTTTGATAAGTTTTTTAAATTCTGATGGTTTCATTTGTTATAAATATTGGGTTAATTAGCTTTTAAATTATTTGAGTCAATTATTAGTTTAATTTCTTCAATTAAAACTTGCGGTGTTGTTGTGAATGATAATGGTGTTTGTAATAATATAATACCTTGTGCATTTTTTGCTACTGCTTTAACTCTATTGACTGTTGGTGAATATACTTCTGTTATAACTTCTAATATAAATCCTTGATAATTAGTTAAGGATGATGGTATTTCAGATTGAGCCAATGCCGCGGCTTGTTCTTGCTCTAATTGAGTTAAGGAACTGTCTAATGGAGTTAAAGCATTAGTATTAGAGGTATCAGAAGTAGCGTTACATCCTTTTAAGTACTTATCTATAGAATTTAATAGTCCAATTATTTTTAATAAAATAGTATTTACAAAAGTTATAGTGGTAGCTATAGATGATATAGTATTTTGTGCTTTAGTTATTTTAGGCGTTATTTTAGCTAATGTTTTATTTAATGAGTCTAAAGAAACTAAAAGTGCCTTTCCTGGGTCTGGTGAGCCTGGAGTAGTAGTTGGTATTAAAGGAATACTTGCTTTTGTTATTGTAGAAACTGTGTCAATAGTATTTACCGCTGTTGAAGTCACTGTTACTACTTTATTTAAAGGATCAACAATTTTCTTTAATTGATTAATAGTTTGAGATGCTGAATTTAATTTGTCTACTAAAGCATTTCTTATAGTTAAAATTTTCTTTAATTCGTTAGGAGGCAAACAAAAATCAGGTAATTTTTCTTTAAGTTCACCTATATTTTGAATGCCAGTTTGAGTTGCTATATCAATAATTTTAGGAATTAATTGATTAAGTAACTCTTGTCCTTTCTCTGCTAATAAAACTGCTATTTTATCTTGTCCTGTCATTTTATAATTTACTTGTTACTGATGATTTTGCGTTATTAATTGCTAATTTTATGTCAGTTATCTTTTTTTGAGCATTAGCTTTAATTTTTTCAGCTTGTCTTTGTAACTCAATTCGAGCTGCATTTATAGTAATTTCTGTTTCTTGATTTAATACATACCAAGTATTTTGAAGAACATTAGTTTGTAAATCACTATGAATATCTACATTATATGGTACCCATAAATCTTTTGGAGGATTTAATCCTTTTTTACCATAATCTATTTGAACTTGCGCTGGGATTACAAATCGTTTATATCCCCAAAGTATAGGAATAAAGCCTTTAGGATTTACAGGAATAAACGCATTA